CTCGATTGACAATCCTGTCAACTACCGCGGACGTTTGGCCTTGGCTGCCTCCTGTTTCTCGCGGTTCGCCCGATCCGCAGAAGCGCGGACCCCGGCGTCCAACACCTTCGTGAACTCGTTCAGAAGGTCGTCGAAGACCTGCACCTTCTGCCATGTGTCGAGGGCGACGTCCTGCGACTTCGCGTTCCGGAAGTCGTGGAAGTAGCCTTCGATAAGGCGCCGCGACGCTTCCTGCATGACCGGCTCTCCCAACAGCGTGCGGAGTTGCCGGCCGGCGTCAATCGCTTTCTGCTCCTGCTCGATGTCCTTCTCCGTCATTGCTGGCTACCCGGTGCTGCCTGTTGGGCCTGCGCCTGCTGCGCCTCGAGCTGCTGCTGCGCCAGGTCCTGCTCGTGCGCCTGCTGCTGGCGCGCGAGGGCTTGGTCGTGCGCCTGCCCTTGGTCCGCGCGGGCCTGTTCGTGCGCCGCGGTGATCGTCTCGAGGTAGCGCCGCTCGGTGTCGGCGTCGGCGTCCGTCTGCTGTTCGGTGTAGCTCGCGTGGAACTGCGCGTCGATCGCGTAGCGGCGCAGCACGTTCTCGAGGGCCAACTTCTTCAGCTCGAGGTCGTACTTCTGCGCCATCTCGGCCTGCTTGAGCTGCAGCTCGGACTCCTTGATGGCGAGCTCGCGCTGCGTCTTCATCTGCTCGATCTGGATTTGCGCCTGCGCGATCTGCTGCTCGGGCGGCACCTGCGGCTGCGGCGCCGGCATCGAGAAGTTGAGCGGCAGCGGGTTGAAGAAGCTCGACGAGTCGTGGAAGCCCTGCAGCTCGATGATGCGCCGGAGCGTGCCGACGTACTGGCCGAGCGTGACAACAGGGTTCTGCGGGCCGAGCAGCTGTAGAATCTGCTCCTGCTTCTGCGCGATCGCCGTGAGCGTCGCCACCTTGTTGCCGATGAAACTCGTGCCTAACGCGACGGTGCAGATGCAGTCGGCGTCGGCTTCCCACACGCGCGGGTCGATCTGGACCCACTGATCGCGGAGCCGGACGACCTTGGGCCGCGGCTGGTGCTTGATGAGCAGGCGGCGGATGCCCTTGAAGAGGGGCTTGAGCGTCTGCTCCGCGAAGATGCGGCAGAGGAGCTCGAGCTGCGCCTGCGAAGCGGTGACCGCCTCTTTCGCCGCGTCCTTCTCCGTCGACTGCAGCGCGTCGGCGTCCAGTCCCATCGCGCCCTTGCTCTGGCCCGTGCGCCGCTCCTCGATCTCGTCGACCACGTCCAGCAGCGGGAGCATGTCCTTGCCTAGAAACGGGTGCGCGAACGTCTGCACCGCGTTCGGCTGCTTGATGCGGATCGGGGCGCCGATCTCCGTGTTCAGGATATCCTGCACGTTCGCCTGTCCTTCGACGTAGGCAGTGCGCGGGAAGATCGCCGCAGCAGCCGAGTCGAGCACCGCGCGCAGCATGAACGAGCTGATCTTCTGCAGGTCGCCTAACCGATCGTCCCAGGACAGGCCGAGCATCGTGTGCGGCTCGGGGTCAGGGCAGAAGATCGAGAACGGCCGCTCGTCGGTCGGCTCGTTGACGACGGGATAGAACGCAGGCCCGATCGTGCACACGCGCCGCAGTTCCGCGACGCCGTCGCCGTCGAAGTCGATCTTCGCGTAGCCCTCGACGTAGAGAATCTTGTCGTTGGCCTTGCCGGAGTCGGGGTCCTTCTGCATCGCGGAGGAGAGCACCTGACGGCGAGCGATCTCCTCGAAGTTCATCTGCAGCGTGTCGTCGATGCCGGCGTGCTCGTCGATGGCTTTGGCGTCAACGCCCATCGCAATGAGCTCGCCGCGGGTCTTGTCCGTGCGGTGGCCGACGAAGAGGGCGTCGTCGATCGTGCGGCCCTCGCGCGACCAGATGAACTCCTCGGGCGGCAGCGTGACGACGCACGCCCGGCCTTCTTTCTTCTTCGTGACCTCGATGTTGTAGCACTTCTCGGGCGGCTGCTGCGGCTGGCCCTGCGGCTGGCCCTGCGGCTGCGCGGCCGGCGCACCCGTGTCGTCCTCGGCTTCGGCGTCGGGCACGTAGGGCGGCGCGTCCTCGATGCGCGTGACCTCGAGACGGTCGTCCTGCATCATCATCTCGAGCTCCGACTGCGTCACGTTGTCGAGCTTGTAGGACTTTGTGTTCGCGCTGTCGTCCCAGTACCACTTGAACGCGCCGATCTTGCGGATCAGGCCGTCCTTGAGCACCGAGTGCGCCTGCATGAAGCCGGCGTTCTCCTCGGCGAAGACGTGCTGCACGTAGTCCGTCTCTTGCCGCGCCTGCTCGACGCGCTGCTCGTCCGCCGGCACGAACTCGACGACGCGCTCGGCGCCGAAGAACACGCGGAGGAGCGACGGCAGCGCGCCGACGACGGCGTCGCGGACCTTGGTGAGCACCACCTGCGAGCGACCGGGCTCCTCGTTGCCGAACGGGCGGCCGAGGTAGCGATCCGTGGCCGCGGCGCGGAGGGGCGAGAGCTCGGTGTCTTGGTACTGGATCGCATCCTCGATCATCGCCTTGATGTGCGCGTCGAAGTCCTGCTCGCTCATCGGGCCTTCGCCTTCGTCCGACTCGCTCACGATCCCTTTCGTGTCGGTCCCTTCGCCTAACTCTAAATCTTCGGGCACATCAGGTGCTCAGGTCCTACCAGTTCTCTCGCAGCTTGTTCGCGTCGAGCAGGAAGCGGTGGACCCGCACCTTCGACACGAACGACGTGAAGCGTAACTTCGTGATTTCGATCCCGAACTCCGACGCCTCTTCCTGCACCCAGCGCCGCAAGTCCGCGAGGAGGCGGCCTCGCTTCTCCGGCTCAAGACGTTCGGCTGGCACCGACGCCAACTTGTCGGCGCACACCGCCTCGATGATCTCGCGCGTCGTCTCGAGGTACTCGTCGACGCCGTTGACCGCCTTGTTGAAGTCGACGACGCGCGCCCAGGCGCTGCACGAGAACGAGAGCAGGCTCCCGTCCTGCAGCGTGATGTCCTGCCTCGGCGTCTCGACGATGCCCGGCACGACGCTGATCTCATGCACCGTCGTAAACCACGGGATCACGGGATAACAGCCGGGCCCGATCTCCTTCCAGTACCGGCCGCACACGTAGTAGCCGGCGCGCTCCCACTGGCGCACGATCCGAAGGGGCCAGATGTCCGAGATCGACGAGAGGAGCAGTTGCAGGAAGTCGCCCATCAGACGATTCCCTTGATGAGCCGTTTGAGCGGTTGCCGCCAGCTCGACTGCGCCCCTTGCCCGCTGGCAGTTACGGCCTCACTTGCCAGCGTGAGGAGGAAGGCGTCCGCTCTGTTAGGCGAGTCGTAGCCGCGAGCCTTGAGCTCGTCCTTTGACTCGGCTTTCTGCTTGCCGGCAGACGTGATCGTGTATGTCGGCAAGATCAACTCGGCTAGGAGTTCAGCGTCTCCCGCGAGATTACTGTCTTTTTTCTCGAAGAAGTCTCTTCCGCGAAACCACAATTCGGTGCGGAGATTCACGAAGCGGTCGGACATTGCCGCCGACTCGGCGACATTGATCGCCCGCGCCGGCAGGCCCATCTCGAGGAGCCGATCCGCCACGCCCGCGCCTAACCCGATCGAGTCGACGTTGATCTCGCTCGGCCGGCGGCTGGGGATGCAGGTGTCCCAGGCCAGCTTGATGCGGCCGACGGTCTGCATCAGGTCATCGTTGCGCCACACCTCGACGGGGCGCTCGAGGACATTGCCCTTGCGGCGGGCCAGCGCGTTCGAGTCGCGGCCGGAGCGAGCGACGTCGACGCCCCAAATCGGCTTGACGGCGAAGGGCTGCACGTCGCGGAGGAGCGCGGCCTCGACCCACTCGTAGGGGATGATGACGTCGTCTTCGGCCTCGGGGAACTCGCCGAGCACACGCACGCGAAATGCGTTCGTGCCCTCGCCGTAGCGCCGCTTCATGTCCTCGACGAAGTCCGCCGTGACGCGCGGGTGGCCGACGCACGAGATGTGGATGCACGTCCACATATCGCGCAGCTTGTGGAAGGCGTCGTAGAAGAGGCCCGAGCGCCTCACGGGGTTTCCGGCGAGCACGGTGTGCGCGTTGTGCCCGGACATCGAGCCCGCGGCGGCCTCATAGACCGCCTCGTGGATACCCGACGCCTCATCGCCGATCAGCAGCGTGTTGTCCGAGTGGACGCCCGCGAGGGCTTCCGGCGTCTCGGGCCGCGACGTCTTGAACGAGACGAACGACTCGTTCGGTGCGGCGCGGAGCTCGATCGTGTCCGACTTGATTTCAAACAGCTCCCGAATGGGCGGCGGCAACTTGCCAATCCAGGCTTTCGTCTCCTTCACGAGGGCGTCATTCAGCTGGCTCGACGTCGCCGCGGTCGCCGCAGTCTTCTGCGGGAAGCGCGTCAGCATCCACCAGATGATGAGCCACGCGAGAACGGTCGTCTTGCCGACGCCGTGCCCGCTTCGCACAGCAACACGCCGGTCGCCCCGAGCGACAGCGTTCAACAGCGCGGATTGTTTATCGTCAGGCTCTGAGCCTAACACCTCCTGCACGAGGAGGACCGGCTGATCGTGGTAGCGGTTGACGAAGTCAACCAGCGCATGCTGCGCCACAGGGCGAA